GGTTATTTGTGTTTCACCCAGAAGACTTTCAAACCCATCTTGTACACGGACGCTGAGTCGTTTTCCTTCGACCAACGATTCATTAACTATTTGGCTAATTTTTCAGGCGCTTTTGATAGCGACTGGGAAACCATCGGATTCACTGAGAGTCAATATATTCAGGAGAATCAAGAGTTAACGGATTACTACACATCGCTTCATTCGGTCATCGCAAAAGGGCCCGAGAAGGTCCAGATTTTTCAGCGAATGGCACAGCTTGCGAAGTTGAAAATGGAGCTCACCCGGCGTATTAATTCATGTGGTATGCGTGTCGCCCCGTATGTGATCTTGATTTTCGGGTCATCTTCGGTCGGTAAGACCTCAGTTGCTAGTATTCTCAACACTATTGCTATTAAGATGTGTGACGGTACGGGAGATCCGGCTAAGCGCGTGACCTCGAATGAGAATGATCAGTACTTCAGCGGATATTCAGCGGACACGGAATCTGTGGTGATGGATGACATTTGTAACACCAACACAAACTTCTTGCAAACTTCCCCTTTGGCCAACTTAATTAAGTGGGCCAATAACAATCCAGAGCTAGCTTTGATGGCGGATTTGGATTCTAAGGGAAAGATCGCCATCCGCCCGAAGACCATCTTACTTACTTCTAACGTGCAAGATTTGAACGCTAGCGTCTTTTCTGTCGAGCCAGTCTCTATCTTACGCCGATTGAACGTGCATGTCACTGTGAGAGTAAAAGAAGAGTTTGCGCTGTTAAATGGCTCTGGACAAAAAATGATGGATCCTGTGAAAGCCAATGCTTTCGTAGATACGCTGACCGGTGAGGACAAGGACTATCCTGATTTATGGGATATCACTCTTTCTAGAGTTGTCACAAGACCCAATCCTGTATCCGGAAGGCCAGACATTGGGATGTTCGAGCCAATTTGGTATAACAAGAAATTTCTTAAAGACATTTCGATCCGAGAAGCTGCTGATTACATCGCCCATGACTCCAGGATCCATAAGTTGAATCAGGCTAAAATTGTTGATGGCCAATCCACTATACACACCAGATTGAAGGTGTGTAAGCAGTGCGCTCGACTTGCCTCCAATTGCCAATGCATCGAGATGCAAGCTGGTGAAATGGGCGAGGAGTCAGTGGCGGATCGAATGATGAGCGATTTCCTGAAGTTTCACGAGTTGGATGTGGCGAATGGAGGCACTGGCCAGTGTGCCGCTACCCTTTTTTGCACCGCTCAGCATTTTGGCGATCCACTCCCGACTGCGCCGGCTGCGGAGGAGACCACTAAATGGTTTTCATGGTTGACGTATTTTAATATAGGCGTTTTACCTTTTTGCGCCATCTTCTCGCTACTCACTTCTCATTTCGTTTTGTTTGCAGGATGTTTCTTTGTGGTCGCTCCGTTCCTCTCGTTCTTTTATCGCCGTATTTTTTGGTGGTATAGTATGTGGAAGTACGGGGTGCGATACAGGAATTTCATGTTGAGTGTGGGGTCTGATATTTGTGCTCAGACTAAGAAGTTAAAAACCCATTTGACGACCACACGAGAAGGGAAGTTGTACCTCGCTGGTACGGCAACCTTATTTTCAACTTGGCTGATTTTTAAGTTGATCAAACTGGGATTTAAGGGTTTGCGTGCGTACCGGGTGCAATCTCGATTGAACCCCGATGATGAGGAGTTCGAACAGCGCAAGAAGTCGCCTAGCGCGTGGTTTACCTCGGTTCCCAAGAGTACTCGAGGTGGCGAACAGAGTGCGACTACTACATGGGAGAACCTAGCTAAGATGCGTGAGAATAATCATGTGTTTGTCAAGTGGGGAACTAAGATTTGTGGAGGTTTCATGTTGAAAACACATTTCCTGTTGCTCCCCAACCATTTTTTGCGGGAAGATGCCAAGTTGACCGTTAAGCTCAAACCTTCATTTGGTAAAAATCTGCACGAATGCACGTGCAACGTTTCAACTATTCGCAGTTACCATATTCCGGGAACCGATTTGAGAGTGTGGTATTTGCCCACGGGTGGTGATTTCAGGGATATGACTCCTTATCTCCCTGTAACTTTCCCGGACAGCGCTCTAGGCTCTAACTTTGCCTTTCGCGATATTAATGGAGAGATACAACGTGATGTGACTCGCTGTAATCCTGGTGATATTAACGTGCAAGGGATACAATACAGGGGTTGGAAGTACACCTTATCCGAT